TTGCCAACAAATCCTTGGCTTGTTGTTTTGTACACCCGATGGAAGACGCAATCTTGTCTGGTCCAACGCCGTAAGAGATGGCAAGCACTAGAACTTTACCGGCCTTGCGGTCTACACCCATAGTGTCACCAATGGTGGTGTAAATGTCACCACCAGTCAGGTAGTTATTGACAAGAATGGGGTCTCTTGAAAACGCGGCAATAACTCGTGGTTCAATCTGTGAGTAGTCAGCAACTACTAACTTGTGTTCTGGAGGTGCAATAAACAGGTTACGCACAAGCTTTCCATAATCACCAGAGGAAGGTATGTTCTGCAAGTTAGGCTCACTTGATGAGAACCTTCCGGTTTCAGCACCATGGGCATTGAAGTTCGTGTGTACACGTCCGTTGATAAGAAGACTTTCCTTTTCAGTTATCTTCTCTTTACCATTGGTCACTCGCTTTACCGAACCTCCGGTGTACGGGGTTACGTACGTGGTCATGAGTTTATTTAAGTCTTGGTACTCCAGAAGGGCGTCTACTAACTCATCCTGACCCCTAAACACTTCCAACGCATCTGAACTTACAGAGAAGTGAGCAGGAAGAAGAGTAAGCCCTGCACGTGCTGCATCCTTACCCTTTGGAGTCAAACTGTTTATAAACTTTGGATTAGGTTTGAGTCTTGGCTTAGCCATTCCTGGCTGCAAGGCAAATAACAAGTCTTGCTTCACAGGAACTGAGTTGATGGAGAACGCCTTACCCGCTGCTTTATACGCTTTTGCTTCAGCGTTTAGTTTGTCTTTACTAATCTGGACTGAGAGGCTCTCCAATTGTTTTTGGTCAATGTAGGCACCAGTCAATTCCATATCGCATAAAGCAGCCAAGACGTCCATCTCTAAACGCCATACTTTGCGCAGGTTTCCCTCAAGTTTGGGAGCCAAAGATTCGTATAACTTCCACGTCACCTCCGCGTCAATACCGGAGTATTTAGCAACATCTTCAAAAGAGTGTTCTGCAACGTTTGCCCCAACTCCCTTCTCAATAGTTATGCCGAGTTCTCGCTCAACGCACAAGAGGAGGGACAACTTATTCTTGTTCAAGTTATTAGTGATAAACGACGCCATGAGCGTGTCAAAGTGAGGTTTAGAAGGAACCTTACCTCCGTAGTATTTAGCCACGGACTTTAAGTCAAACTTTGCATTGTGGGCAATTTTCAATATGTCTGAAAACATAAGCGGTTTAATTGCGTCAAAGACTTCACGTGGAGTCAACTGTGCTGGAGGTTCTCCAAACTTAGGCACCCACAGTTTTTGATTCTTGGAGAAGTGTGCGTCAGTGAGTTCTTTTCCCGATGCCTGACGACGCTTACCTTCAAGTAGAAGGGGCTTTTTATAACCTTCAAATTCTCCATTGGGATGCCCCATGGGGATAACATCTACTCGACCATGAGTGGCAAAAGAAATCCAGCAAACATCGTTAATTACTGGCTTGCCACGGTGTTCCCCGATGGTCTCTACGTCCCATGCAAATGCGTCAACCTTTAGATAGGCGTTGACAAACTCTTGGAGTTGTTCCTGTGTGGTGATGATATTCATATAGCCCTCGATATATAAATTAAATGGGGCTGAGGTGTGAAAGGAATAAGCCACCTCAGCCCCGTGGTTGTACAGGAGAACCCAAGTCACCTGTACAAGTTTGGAACTAAACTAGTGCGCGAGCAATAGTCAGCAGTTCGGCAAGAGGCGTAACGTACACGATGCTCTTGTCGTACTTGGTAGCTGATTCAGCGAATGCGTCTAGCGCACTCGGAACCAACTTCCAGTCCTCTTCGAGGTCACGGGCCTTGTACCGTTCGAAGGCGTAAGTGGTCTTCGGTCCAGTACCTCGACGAGCGATTCCCCAGTAGTAATCCGTAAGCGGACCACGCTGTGGGTCTTCGTTTGCTCCCTGAATCTGTCGTGCAAGCGACGAAGATGCAGTGAGAACCTGTACGCTTGGAGCGCCTTTGCTACAAACGACAACGTTAAAAGCAAACTTGGGACGTGGCTTGTCACCGACAATGTCGCACAGTGGGCAGTCTCCTGAACCATCTGGCGTCTGAAGGCAAACAAACGATTTCTTTCCCTCCCGCTCAATCCAGTGCTGGTAATACACTGAGAAGGGAGCGTTCTCCAGGAAACGGATGAGGGTGAGATTTTCGTCCAACTTCATTTCTGTTGGGTAATCTCCTGATGCCTTCTTGTCGAGGGCAACAGCGGCGGCTCCCCAACCAGACTGAATCGCCGCATTGTCTGCAGGAACTGCAGTGGGCGAATCGTCGGCAAGAGCCATTGAGACATCTGCGTCATAAGTTGACGCGTCTACGGACGGGTTTAGCATATTGGGCTTTCTTGGTAGTGAGGCTTACGCACTCAGTCGGTTTTTCGGTTGATGGCGTCTTTCCATCTACGCACTAGCGTATCAGTTAAGTCGCCTAGTTTACTCCATTCGACACGCGCAGAACCAAGTAGGTTACGGCGTGCAAACTCTTCAATAGCAATCTCGATAAGTTCTCGTGTGTATACACGATTACCGTTTACTTTTTGACCGTTGAGTTGTTTAGAACGGAGTCTGTAGGGGGCAATTGGGATGTACCCGTTTTTCTCCCACAGTCGAACGGTGACTACCTTCTTGTCTAAAGCATGCGCTAAAGCACTGATGGTAAAGACTTCCGTCTCTACACCGTTCAGAACCTTTTTGATGGGAAACTCGTCCCACCCGTTGGATTCACCCATAATTGTAGCACGGCGTTTATCAGCAACAGGATTATTATCCACACGTTTCTGACGTGAACCTGGGCGGGTATCCAACCCAGAAAAAGCCTTGAGGATTTCCTCTTCGCTACGTAGTCCTGGCATTACTTCTTCTTTGTCATGAGTGCCCACGTCACATTTGCTGGGAACATCTCATCAAGTTCTTCTTCTGCAAGCTTGCCTTCGTAAAGCAACGCGTACAACGCATCTTCATCGATTACTCGTACTGTTTTGTACGCGACATCTTCCAAGTTGTTACGAGCAATGATGTCTTCTGCTACAAGTTCATTTAGTTTACGAGAGACACGTCGGGTCTTTTCCAAACGTACAACATCATCAATTGACGAAGGTAGTTCAAGAATGACATTACCTTTATCGTCTTCGTACCCGCCAGAGTCAATAGCCGAGATGAGCTTATCGCGCAAGTCATTGCGTCGCTGCTCCATGAACTCGATGTTCTTCTTGATGTTTAGATACTCGCGTACCTGGTCATCAAGAGAGTTGGGGTCAGAGAACCGCTGTTCTTCTTCTTCGATTCGGTTTGCCATTATGAGTTAATCCTTCGCAAATATTCCAAGGCGTCTTTTGCCGTAAACTTTCCTGCAATCATTTTCTGCAGTTCTGGGGAAACTTCTGGGTACATACCGTGAAGTTTTTCTTGAGTTGATTGTTCCCATGAAACGTACTCAGTTAGTACGTCATTTCCATTTGGGATGTCCTCTGGTTTTGCTCGCCATTTTTCATACCAAGCTTCCATATCCATGGACTTGTACATATCTGGCAAAACATAAGGTTTTTCCGGTTCCATTACATTCCTTTCAGTGCAGTAAGAAAGTTTATCAAACTTCCTACAGAAAAGTCTACACCGCCACGTGAATTGATTCCTTGACCGTCAAGGACTGCATCTGCAATCGCATTCTTTTGTCGAAGCATGTCGTACTGTCTTTGTTCAATGGAGTCTTTAACCAAGATATCTTGAATGGTAATGGTAGGCCATTTTGAACTGGCGCGGTTTATGCGACCGTTGCGCTGGACAGCAAGACCCGCACTCCAGGGTTGGTCATAGTTCAACAGAAGGTTAGCTTGTGGCAAGTCTACGCCGTATCCACCCGCGTCTGAACTGACGAGAACTCTTACTTTGGGGTCTGTTTGGAACTTTACTTTATGCTCTTCTTTTTCTTGAGCGTTCATCTTCCCCGTGTATGGCATGGCTGGGAATCCTTTTGCAGTCAGCTTATCCACGAGACTATCAACGGAACCAATGTAAGAAGAAAATACAACTGCCTTGTATGATTCATCAATGTTTAAATGGTCAGACAAGTATGCGACTGCGGCATCAAGTTTGGGGTACTTTACAAATCCCTCAAGCAATCCGTCTTCACCCAACTTCCAGGCGTAACCGCTGCCCTCACCTTTTTGTTCTGCAAATTTTTGGTGGCTTTCAATCAACAAATGTGGATTTGAACAGAGTTGACGAAGTGCGGTAATACGCGCCATGATG